TTGCTGTGGTGTTTGCTAATAAAGCACTCTGACCCATAGCAACGTTACTAGCACCAGTTGTATTTTGCCTACCCGAACCATCTCCAACAAAAGTATTGCCAATCCCAGTTGTTGTTAGCTTTCCTGAGTCTGTACCAATAAATGTAGATGAGTTTCCTGTGGTATGGGACAAACCTGCATTAGTGCCTACAGCGGTCATGTTGTCGCCTGTGGTGTTTGCCTCAAGAGCCTTAAAACCTACCGCAGTATTATTACTTGCAGTAGTAGCCATCTCTAAAGCATCTTTACCTACTGCAACATTGTAATTACCTGTTGTGTTGGTGGTAAGGGCTTTATATCCAAGGGCAGTGTTGTCATTTGCAGTTGTTCCTGCGTCTAATGAATAAGCACCTATAGCCGTGTTGCCCTGTCCAGTAGTTATGGCAAGCATTGAGCTTGTACCTACTGCTGTATTTTGAGCGCCTGTGGTGTTTGCTGTTAAAGCATCCATACCAACAGCCGTATTATTAGACGCGGTGGTGTTGGCTATTAAAGCATCTTTACCGATTGCGACATTCCCAGCACCTGTGGTGTTGGCCTCCAGCGCAGTCCGACCAATGGCGACATTATTATCTGCTGTGGTGTTGGCGGTTAATGCTCCGTAGCCTAATGAAACATTGTTATCGCCTGTGGTGTTGGCGTCTAAGGATAAAGCACCAACAGAGACATTCTGTGTGCCTGTGGTGTTTGCTTTTAAAGCATGATGCCCAAACGCACTGTTGTTACTTGCTGTTGTATTGCTCTCTAACGCTCCTCTACCAATAGCCTGATTATTACCACCTGTAGTATTAGAAAAAAGAGCAGTTTCTCCAAGTGCATTATTATTTGTTCCTGTAGTATTTGTTCCTAAAGCATCTAAACCTACAGCAGTATTGTAATTAGCAGTTGTATTCGCATCTAATGCACCTTTACCAACAGCTGTGTTGCCTATGCCTGTGCTGTTTCCGTTTAAAGCACTATAACCTAGTGCTGTGTTGTTTGCCGCTGTGGTGTTAGAACCTAACGCGGCTTGTCCTACTGCAACATTACTTGCTCCTGTAGTGTTTGCCGATAACGCATTGTCTCCGACAGCAACATTAAGTGTGCCAGTAGTGGTTAAACCTAAAGAAGAGTATCCTACCGCAGTGTTAAAGCTACCTGTAGTAATCGCATCTCCTGATAGACCACCGATAAGGGTGTTTCTAGTGCCTGTGCTTACTGATTTACCTGCGTCATGTCCTACTGCTGTATTATAAACATTTGTAGCAGAAGTAAAGTTTTGAGCAGTTAAAGTGTTTTTACCCAAAGCTACAGACCTACTGCCCAAAGTATCTGCGCTCAAAGAAGATTTACCAACTACTACATTATCAGTGCCTTCAGTTAAAGCATCACCTGCTAAACCCCCTATAAGGGTGTTTGAATCGCCTGTGGTAATTCCACCACCTGCGGCATAGCCTACCGCTGTATTAAAGGTATCTGTGGAAGTTGCAAAGTCTTGAGTAACCAAGGCGTTATGCCCAATAGCCGTAGACTTGTTACCCTTGTGGTCATTAAATAACGCACCTACACCTACAGCAACATTAAAATCTGCATCAGTAAGGTCTGGCCCTGCAACGTAACCTATAAGTACGTTCTGAACCCCTGTTGTTAGGTCTACCCCTGCTTGATAGCCTACTGCGGTATTACCTGCGTCTGCTCCTGCATTCAATGTTTTAAGAGCTTCAAAACCAATGGCTGTATTAAAGCCATTTGCATCTTCAGTCTTTAGGGCATCAAAGCCCACAGCAACATTACCGTCACCCGTAGTCAGAGCCGTACCTGCTTCATCGCCCACGACAACATTATAATTACCACCGCTTGCAATGCTGTTACCTGCGTTGACACCTGCGCGGAAGTTGCTTGTTCCTGCTGAAGCCGTGATGATATCTGCGCCATTAGCAAAGGTTACGTCTGCCGCAAAGTTTACAGCACCGTCTACGTCCAAGACATCAAGGTTGGTTGTGCCGTCTACGTCTATATCGCCTGAGATGTCCAGATTTACAGCAGTAGTAGTGCCAGCAAGATTAACGTCAGTTAATAAGTCATAAACAACAGCGCCAGATCCGGCACCGTTTGTAGCAATCATCTTTACATGGCCAGCTGGAACAGCAACATTGGCGCCAGAGCCCTGGGTAAAGGTAAGTGTTGCGGAAGTCGTGTTCTCGATCATCCACACTTTGTTCAATGTATTAGGCGCCAGGGTAACAGTACATGCCTGGCCGCCACCCGCACAGATCAGATAAAAAGACCTGGCAGAGTCACTAGTGCCATCGGCAACAGTGATAGTGTGGGTAGATGCGTTGGCAATAGTCTCTGACCCATGACCCAGTGCTTCGCCGATGAGCTCCAGGTTGGTATTGGTGGTTGTACCCCAGGTTCCAGATCCTTCACCAGTAGCAAGTTCCGTAAGCCGTAGATTATTAACATAAGTTGCCATTTCATTTCCTCACTGACCAGCCCCACATGGGCCCAGTATAAAATTAAGATGTTGCGATAACAGTCCAGGTAGGTGTCTGAGCATCGCTGATAACATTCCAAGCAGGTGCCTGGGCATCACTGATAACATTGTAGTTTGGATCTTGGTTAGTGTCTATCTCTCCATACACTAAGGTTACGCCCAAGTCTATAGTCACGGAAGTTAAACCTATCAGCGTCACACCTGCTGCAGCTGTGGGCGTCACCGTGCCTAGGGCAGAGGTTGTTGAAAGTCCAGCCACACTTAAAAAGTTGTTTGTGACTAATTGAGGGGACCCAAGGGCCGAGGTTGTTGCCACACCGGCTGTTACGACGTTTGCTTTTCCGCTAATTGTTACGCTGCTAATAGCTGAGGACGCTGATAATCCAGTCACTTGGACAATGGCCGCAGCAATTACCTGAGTGTCACCAATGCCGGACGTAATAGCCAGGGAGGGGGCGGTAACATTTGCTGCAGCATCAACAGTTAAGCTGCCTATGGCTGAGGTGGTAACACCCGCCGTAGTAATATTAACAGGTAAAGCAGTACCCCAGGCAAGTTCTCCCCAGGTGCCGCGTCCCCAACCGTTAATCCTGGCCATTAGCCGCCAAGCTCAGCTTTAGCTGCCTCAAGACTCGTCTTACACTCTGTCAGGATCTCACGCACTGGAATAGTCATCCAATCCTGTTCAAGCATACCGTTAATCTTGGCAAGCGAAAAGTTTACATTCTCTAATGCGCTCATAACAATCTCCAAATGAAGACCCATTATACACCTAAGCCGCTTGGCCGATACCCTGGAATTTTCTGTCCAGGATGCGGCGTACTTTAGAGTAACTTATAGTTGCAGCACAAGCGTGCAGCGACGCAACCTGCTTTGCAATCCTTTTGGCGCCTAGCCCGCGGTCTCTGAGCGCATATATTGTCTGAAGAACCTTTTGCTCCTCTGGAATCTCCTCCAAGCGAGTCCTGGTCTTATTGCCATGCTTTTCCTCAACCTTAGAGTATCCATAAGGCGCGCTGCCACCAATAAAGTAGCCACGAGAAGCCCAGTCAACCTTACCATCACCAAATCGGTCCTTGATCGTAGAATGCTCTATCTCAGCAACAGCAGAGAGGACCATTAACATAATTTGGTTCGCCATCTCGTTCATATCAAACTTAGACCGCAGTCCTTTGGCGCCTTCAGGCTTAGGATACACGATTGGCACCTCACCAAACTGCTCACAAAAGAATAAAGTAATGCCAATATCCTGCAGCACGGGGATGATAGACAGCAGATCTGCGCTAGATCTGGACAATCTGTCTAGCCTGGTGCAGACTATGATGTCATTTTTATCGATAACGTCGGTGAGCTCTCTGCTGCCTGGTCGATCAAGAATTGCCCTGGTGCCCGACACTCCATCGTCAACAAAGAAGCTTGAAACCTCACGATTGTACTTTTCTTTGACAAATTCAGAGATCTGCTGCTGCTGAACCTCCAGGGAAACGCCAGATCTAACCTGCTCCTTGGTTGAAACCCGCACATACCCATAAATGTTGTTAATCTGCTTTAATGGCTGAATCATGCTAATTTTCTCTCCCTACACTTAAATCCATAGTCAGTAACTTCAGAAAACAGACGCTGCCAGTCAATATTTAATGGCTTTCGGTCCTTAGATCGGTCTGCAAATAGGACCTGGCCATTCTTAACCAGCTCCACTGCAGCGTAATTCTTTGGCACGCCGTCATACACTATCTCGATATCGTGCGCCAGGCAAATCCGGCGCACTCTATTAGCAAAAACTTTCTTAACCCTGGCTTCTTCAGATACTGGCATTAACGTGCTCTCCCTTTAAGAAGGGCGTGAATCAACTTAGCTTCTTTACCTTTAATGCGAGGATCCTTCTTGATCTCCTTATCCACGGCCTGCTTATTGTACTTATCCATCACTCTTTCTCCTTAAATCCGTTTTCCAGCAAAATATCTCGAACAAGCTCACGGTCCCTGCTGTCACCCTCAAAAGGAAACCCAGGATTGCCAGTCACTCGCAAAAAAGTTGCCTTGGCTATTGCGCCCTTATCAGCCCCAAAGTCGTAAATCCCACCAGGACCATAAAAGCTATAAACATAATCAACAAACTCGTCTATCTGCTTGACCACATCTTCAAAATTCTCAACATTTGCATTAATCATTACGCATTCTCCTCAATAGCCACAGCCGCCGCCAACAATAAAATCAGCCCAAACGGCCCTTCCTAAAACGCCATCCGCACACTCCTCAGCAATGGCAACCATATAAAGCCCCAACTCTTCCTCACCATGAGTGGCCAAATTGACCAGCTCTCTCTGGGTCATACCTGTTTCCCCCGCCCCCTGGTGAAAAGCACCTGGCAGCATGATCGCTACCCTGGGCGGAACATCAAACTTTTTCGCAAAAGCGTATACTTCATTAGTCATCAACTCATTCCACTCTTTCATCACTTCCTCCTTAATCAGTACATTACCACTATAAGGTATACCGTGTCGTTGTGCAAGCGTTAATACAATTAAATTTATTTGAATAAATAGTTGCACAACGACACGATAGTATGTATTATATCTATGTAGGGTAATTAATTAAGGAGTAAGTTATGAGCTATATCGAACAGTGTCCACGTTGTTGCGACCCCAGTGGCCACATTTACTACTACGCCCACGTTGCAAACGGCGTTTGCTTTAAGTGCAACGGCTCTGGCGTTGTAAGTCTCAAGACAAGTCCTGAAGCGCGGGCTGCTGCCAAGGCTCGAAATGCAGCCAAGGCTGAGCTCAAGCGAGCCAAGTGGGCAGCAGAAGCTGCTGTCAAAGAGGCTGCTAGGCTTGAGCGTCAAGCACAGTGGGAAGCTGAGAAAGCTGCAAAGCATGCAGCGGCTGCAGCAATTGAGCCAGGTAAGCAAGAAATCATCGGCACCGTTGTTGGCACTAAGGAGGTTGAGGGCTTTGGATATGGCGAATGGGTCACTAAAATGATTGTTGAGAGCGAGATGGGTTGGAAAGTGTACGGCACTATGCCTGCCAGCTTGCATGGTGAAGAGCCCATCAAGGGTTGCAAGGTGAGCTTTAACGCCACGGTGGAAGTTAGTAAGGATGATGAGAAGTTCGGATTTTTCAAGAGACCAACTAAGGCCAAAAGGCTAGGAGAAACAGCATGATGTATCGAATTGAGGAAGGTAAGGTTGTGTTTTACGAGGGCAGAGATGAAATGGCTGCAGTTGAGCCTACCTGCGGTCGAGGTCATCACCCCGTCGAGTTTGGATTCAAAGAGGTGAGCGAGATCTTTAACTACCAGGACGCTGAGTTAATTAAGGCTGCCAAAGAGAAAGCTGGAGGCACTTATCAGATCATTGAGAAGCGAGAGCGAAGAGAGCTTATTGCCTTCAACAATGACCAGGGTACTTACAGCGAGCCAAAGCCAACATATATTGTTTACAAGATGCCCGAAGTTGGCGCGCAAATCAGCTACGGCTTTAACGGTGACTGGTATCCTTGCGGTGAGATAGCTAAGATCAGCAAGACTTTCAAGAAAATCACCAGCAGCACTGGCGAGACATTCTATCGTCGCGCTTGCGGGACTGCCTGGGCTCTTCCTGGAGGGACCTGGAGCATGACTAAGGGACACCATGATTGCAGAAACCCACATTTCTAGGAGTGGCGGCATGAATGATATAACAGTATTATTTGTAGTGTGCATAGTGGGCTCTACCTGGGCCCAGTTACTGGGAGAGCGATATGGAAATAATTATCGGGACGGGATTCATGGTAGCCCTTGTGATACTTTTACACGGGGCCTGGCTCATAGTTCAAGACAAGCAGAGAGCATGGGAAAGTAACAATAAAAATAAAGAGGGAAAAGATGAGCAAGATAATTATTGAGCTAGACAAAGAGGATGCCGAAATTGTCCTCGCCAACCAGGCAGAGATTGTTGAGCTGCTGCGGCAAATCCTAAAGGAGTTGCGCGGTGGATAAATACTTTCGCACGCTGGACCAGGCAGCGTTGTTTCATTTCCAACCTGGCATGAGCG